GGGCTACGGTGGCTTCGGCGGCTTTGGTATGCCGCAGATGGGGTATGGCCTAGGAAGCTTTGGCCCGCAGATGGGCTTTGGCGGCTACGGTAATTACGGCGGGTTCCAGCCTGATATGTCCTATGGCGGACAATTTGATCCTAGGGCGATGCCTGATCTGGTACCGCAACCTGCTCGCAAACCCAACCAGCCACCACCGGGCATGATCAAAAACCCGCACTACAAAGACCGGTTTTCGGACGGGTCAATCCAAACTATGGATATGCGGTTTACGGACAACCCGTTCATTTCTCCCGACCAATTATCCCAATATGAAAAGGAGCAAGAAGAGTCGCGTGCTCGCTACGCTACTCCAAATCCGACTACAGGAGTGATGCCGTCTGAGCCTATCCCTGCCCCGGTTGGCGCTCCCATCGCTGACGAAACTGGTCAGTACGATCCTAATCGTGGGGCGTCCGGTAGTGGATCTGTTGCGCCTACTTATTCCGAACCTGCTCCCCCGGTTATGTCACCAATCCAACCCAACAAACCCCGTCGCATGACTAACAGCATGAACATGGGTATTGGCAGTTTCTTCGGTGGAATCGGTCCGTCTAACTTCGGAAACTTCTACTAATGATGCCTTCACGTGGTATGGGTGCGATGTCTCCTAGCAAGATTCCTAGGGCTAAGCGCCGTGGGGATGACAAGCCTGTTAAGGGTACTGGGAAGGCTATCCGTACGTTCAAAAAGGGCGGCGAATCTAAGGTCAACGAAGCCGGGAACTACACGAAGCCCGGTATGCGTAAGAGTTTGTTTGAGTCGATCAAGGCTCGTGCTGTGCAAGGTACGGCAGCGGGTCAGTGGAGTGCGAGAAAAGCACAGCTTCTCGCTAAGCAGTACAAGGCCAAGGGCGGCGGGTATAAGTCGTGAAGGCCCCGCAACAGTCGCTGAAGGCTTGGACTCAGCAAAAATGGAGAACCAAAAGTGGTAAACGATCTTCTGACACGGGTGAAAGATATCTTCCGGAGGCTGCTATCAAAGCACTCTCCCCCGCCGAGTACGCCCGAACCACCGCCGCCAAGCGAAAAGGCAAAGCCCAAGGCAAGCAATTCGTACGGCAACCCAAAGGCGTTGCTACTAAAACGCGCAGCTTCCGGCAAGCGGGCAAATAAAGGGAAGAAGTAAATGGCTGACAAGACTACAGCTACAACCGACTTCAATCTCGACCTCAACACGATTGTGGAGGAGGCTTTCGAGCGTTGCGGTGCGGAACTGCGTACGGGCTACGATCTCCGTACGGCCAAGCGTAGTCTCTCGCTGCTTCTGATGGACTGGGCCAACCGTGGCATCAACCTGTGGACTCTTGAGCAGGGTACGCATGTCCTGACCTACAACGTGGGTACTTACGATCTGCCGGTGGATACGGTTGACCTTTTGGACCACGTGATTCGCACGGGCACGGGCACAAACCAGCAGGACATCAACATCACCCGTATTTCGTCCAGCACCTACGTTTCGATCCCGAACAAGAACGCGACCGGTCGTCCGATCCAGATTTGGATTAACCGTCGCACGGGCGCAACAGGTGCCGATAACACCGTGATCTATCCGCAATTTACGGTGTGGCCAAAACCAGACAACACGACAACTTGGACTCTGTACTACACCCGGCTGCGCCGGATGTTCGATGTTGGAAACGGCTCCAACGGTCAGGATATTCCGTTCCGGTTCTTGCCCTGCATGGTCGCAGGCTTGGCTTATATGCTGTCGATGAAGATCCCCGGCGCTGATGCTCGGGTACAGGTATTGAAGGCTCAGTACGACGAGGCTTGGGATTTGGCAGCGGGTGAGGATCGTGAAAAGGCTGCGGTTCGCTTTGTTCCGAGAGAGTCGTTCTTAGGCGGGTACTAAAATGCCTAATCGCTACGCGAGTGGCAAACATGCAATTTCGGAGTGCGACCGATGTGGGTTTCGGTACAAGCTTCGACAACTGAAGTCCTTGGTCATCAAGACCAAGAACGTGAATATTCTGGTTTGCCCGGAGTGCTGGGAAGCCGATCAGCCGCAGTTGTCACTTGGCCTGTACCCGGTTGACGATCCGCAGGCACTGAGAAACCCCCGCCCGGACTTGTCCTATTATGAACCGGGCAACAATGGCGCGGGTGGTAGTAGAATGATCCAATGGGGCTGGGCACCAGTTGGTGGTGCTAGAGCCGATGATGCGGGGCTTACCCCGAATTACCTAGTAGCCCAGTGCTTAGTGGGCAGTGTAACGGTTAGTTAGGAGATTTGAAAATGGCTATGACTTTGAAGGAACACGCCAAACTCCCGGCGAGTAAGGCTCATGGTAAGAATGCTAAAGGCTTTCGTGCTGGCGGCAAGACCAACCTTGAGATGAAGAAGTACGGACGCAACATGGCGAAGGTCATGAATCAGCGTAGCCCGATGCGTAAGAGCAGCGGCCCGAGGTAATCCACATGAAAGACATGGGCAAGATCAAGCCGAACACGGACTCGACCGGTGAGAACGGCTACCCTGAGAAGGATGTCAACAAAGGCGTTACGCACATGGACATGCGTGGTGCTGGCGCTGCCACCAAGGGTAAGAAGTTTGTGTCTCAGATTAATCTTCAGAAAAGCGGTAAGGTTCGCGCAGGCTGGAGTTAATAGTCGATGAATTACGCGACTCTCACAACGTTGATACAACAATACTGCGAATCGACGGAAACGTCGTTTGTGGCGAATATCCCTACGTTCGTACAACTTGCGGAAGAGCGCGTATACAACACAGTTCAGATTCCCGCTATTCGTCGCAACCAGATAGGCACTCTAAGTCTCGGTAACAAATATCTTACGTTGCCTCCAGACTGGCTTGCGACGTTCTCTTTAGCTGTTATTGCGCCGGTTACTGGGGTTCAAGAGTTCCTGCTTGATAAGGATGTGAACTTCATCCGGCAGTCGTACCCGAGCCCGTCTGACACTGGGATGCCGAAGTACTATGCAATTTTCGACGACAATACGTTGATTCTGGGGCCGACCCCCGATACGGCGTATCAAGTTGAGATGCACTATTACTACTACCCCGAGTCTATTGTGACGGCTGGCACCACTTGGCTTAGCGACCGGTTTGAAAACGTATTGCTCTACGGCTCAATCCGTGAAGCCTATACGTACCTCAAGGGCGAAGCTGATTTGATGCAGTACTACGAGCAGAAGTATCAGGAAGCGATGCAGCAGTTGATGCGCCTTGGCGATGGCTTGAACCGTCGTGATTCGTATCGTTCTGGTCAGGTTCGGCTACCGGTAAATAGCTAATGGCTATCTTTCAAACACAAACGATCAGTTTCCGGCAGGAGATGCTGCAAGGCGTCCACAACCTGCTTACGGATACGCTTAAAATGGCGTTGTACACCAGTTCTTCGGATATCAACGAGAACACAACCGTGTACACAACTACGGCTGAGGTAACAGGCGGGGGCTATTCCGCAGGTGGGCAGGTAATGTCCGGTGCGGCTATCAACAATTCTAATAGCGTTGTTTACGTTACCTTCAATAACGTTGTGTGGACTCCGGCTACATTCACTGCGGCAGGGGCTTTGATCTACAACGTAAGCAAGGGCAACAAGTCTATTGCTGTCTTGAGTTTTGGCGCGGACAAGACGGCTAGTGGCACGTTCACGGTGCAGATGCCCCCGAACACGTCGAATTCTGCGCTGCTACGCTTCACTTAAGGAGTTATTGAGATGTTTAACGAAAAGGCTAAGACAGCAGATGCAGTAGGCGCTGCTTTGGAGAAGTTGCTGGGTTCGCGTGATACCGCCGCTGCTGGTGGTGTGTTTCGCCTTGAATGCCGCGATAAGGATGGCAACCTGAAGTGGGTCGCTGAGTCGCATAACCTCGTGGTAAACGTCGGCCTTCAGGACATGAATACGAAGTATTTCACCGGCTCGGGATACACGGCTGCGTGGTACATCGGGCTTTATGGCCCGGCCCTGTCAAACAACCCGGCTGCTTCCGACACGGCGGCTTCTCACGCGGGTTGGACGGAGATCACCCCGTACAGTAATGCCACCCGCCCGGCTTGCTCGTTTGGTACGGCCACAACTGCCGATCCGTCTGTCATTTCAAACACACTCTCCCCGGCCCAGTTCAATATCAATGCGACGAACACGGTTGGTGGGGCGTTCTTGATTAGTGACAATACCAAGGGCGGTTCAACTGGTATTCTGTTCTCGGCATCGGATTTCCAATCTCCCGGCGACCGTAGCGTCTCTTCGGGTGATACCTTGAACGTGACCTACACGTTCAGCCTTGATGCCGCTTAAGGAGTAGATCATGTTTAAGAAAGGCGACCGAGTTCGCGTAAACGCTGTCGTGCCAGAAGGCCCGGTTGTTGCGCTTCGTATGACCGAGGACGGGGTTGTTTTTTACCTCGTTGAGTGGGTCGATGCGGAGGGTAAGACCCAGCAGCGTTGGTTTACGGAAGATCAATTGATGGGGGCCTGATATGGCCCTCGTACTTGCTGATCGCGTCAACGAGACGACGACTACCACCGGTACTGGGTTAATCGCCCTTGCCGGTGCGGTTGACGGCTACCAATCCTTTGCTGTTATCGGCAACGGGAACACTACGTATTACACGATTTCTCACCAAACTCTTAATGAGTGGGAAGTGGGCATCGGTACGTATACGTCGTCGGGTACAACTTTATCTCGTGATACCGTTCTCGCTTCATCGAATGGCGGGTCTGCGGTCAACTTCTCAGCAGGTACAAAGTTTGTATTCTGTGACTATCCGGCAGGCAAAGCCGTCTACGAAGACGCGGCCAATAAGGTCAGTGGATACGCGATTGAGAACAGTACGATTGGTGCGGTTACTCCCGCTGCCGGTACGTTTACCTCTATTGCAACTACAACCGGTACGATTACTACTACGCCGAGTACCGGTAACGATATCGTCAATAAGACCTATGTAGATACGCTTGTCTCGTCAGGCATCACGTATCACCAACCGGTTAAGTACGAAGTCCCGAACTCAACGGGCAATCTGACTGCTACGTACAACAACGGTTCTTCTGGTGTTGGCGCTACGCTGACTAATGCTGGCACGCTTGCCGCGTTTGCTCCGGATGGTCCCACGGCTTCGCCCGGCGACCGGATCCTGATCTACAACCAGACTAATGCGTTTGAGAATGGCGTCTACGTCGTAACGGTTGTCGGTAACGGATCTACTGCGTGGGTTTTGACCCGTGCTAGTGACGCAAATACATATGCTCTAAAGAGCACTAGCAGCCTTGGCGAAGGCGATGCGTTCTTCATTACGTCGGGTAATACCGGTGCTGGTGAGACGTATGTTTGTAATACCGTTGGTACGATCACGTTTGGCGTCACAGCCATTACGTTTGCTCAAGTTTCGTCTGCCCAAATTTACTCAGCGGGTACGGGACTCACTCTTAGCGGTACGCAGTTCAGCCTGACCACTCCGGTTGCTGTTGCGAATGGCGGCACGGGGGCAACGACTTCGACGGGTTCGGGTAGTGTTGTTCTTTCCAACAGCCCGACACTGACTACCCCCAATCTGGGCACACCGAGCGCGGCGGTACTGACTAACGCAACGGGACTTCCGCTTACGACGGGCGTGACCGGTAACTTGCCGGTTACTAATCTAAATAGCGGAACAAGTGCGTCGTCGTCTACGTTCTGGCGTGGCGACGGTGTGTGGGCGGCTGGTGTTTCCGGTCCAACAGGTCCGACTGGTCCGATAGGTCCCCCGGGTCCGACTGGCCCAACTGGTACTCCGGGTCCAACTGGCCCAACTGGTCCAACCGGCCCTGCCGGTACGCCGGGTACGCCGGGATCTCCCGGCCCAACTGGGCCCACAGGTCCAACAGGCCCAACGGGTTCTCCCGGACCGACAGGTCCTTCGGGGCCGACAGGTCCAACAGGCCCTCCGGGTCCAATTGCTGGGTCTAATACTCAGGTCATTTATAACAACGGCGGCACCGCTGCGGGTTCGGCCAACCTGACTTTCAACGGTACTACGCTGTATGCAAATCAGTTCAGTACTGCTGGGGTTGGTGTCTCGGGTTCGTCGAGTATTAATACGACTACGCCCGGTACAGGTTCATATCAGTTTAGATTTACAGGGCAAAGCACTGCTGATTACGCACAAGCAATTACTTGGGAGTGGAGCAGTTCCGGCGCACAAGCCGGTGTTTATGTGCAGTCATCCGGTGGCTACGGCACAAGGATGTTCTTGGCAACGACGGATTCGTTTGCCACGGGATCTAAGACTGCTCTGTATATCAATGAAAGCGGCGTTGTCCAAACCGTTCGTAACTATTTTGAAGCCGTAAGTTCATCCCGCGCTCCGCTTTTCTATGACTCGGGTAACACTGCTTACTACGTAGACCCGGCTAGCACCTCAAATTTAAATTCGTCTAACTGGGTAGGTTCGCTAACTTACACCGGCTCGGCTTCTACTCAAGCCCTCGACACGGCTACCAATGATGGCTACGCATCTATGCGGG